ATGTATAAAGCCTATACAACTTGTGGTTTTGCAGTTTTCACACACACCTACGATAATTGGTTATCAGAATTTACCGATTGGAAAGTACTCATGGAAGAGTTCTTTCAACTACCACTAGATGTAAAAAAACAATATCAGTATAGTGGTGTGAAGGAAAATATTGGTTATAACTGGTTGGAGGAAGAGCGTCTAACTCCAACCATGCCAGGTGATTTAAAAGAATCGTATAATTGGGTTGAACCAGCAAGGATGCCGGAACAATACTGGCCCAAAGAAATCCCCGAATTTAAACCCCTCGCACAAAAGATAGAACGCATTTCAAGAATGTTGTCCTATCAATTTCTCTACAGATTTGAAAAAGTTTTAAGAATTCCTATTGGATCATTAGTAGAACAACACATAGATGGTTCTGCGACTATGAGGATGTTAAAATATCCTGCATGGGATGGTGAAATAAAAGAAGGACAGGTCAGAGGTGGAGCTCATACAGACTATGGTTCTATCACGTTACTCTATCGATTTGATGATATAAGTGCTTTACAAGTTTATGATAAAAAAGATGATGTATGGGTTACTGTACCGATAGTTGAAAATTCGATTGTAGTTAATGTTGCAGATATGTTTGCAAGATGGTCGAATGATATATTAAAATCTACTCCACATCGTGTAATAAATGTAGATATGGATAGACCTCGATACTCAATGCCCTATTTTGTAGACCCTGGCCGAGATGTGATTATTAAAAATCTCACAAATCAACCAGATAAGTATCCACCAATTTCTGCATATGAATATCTCAAATGGAGACTAGCACAATCTTATGTGGATAATGAGTACATAGATAATAAAGAAGTGGGAGAAGATGGTAAACAACATCTTCCAGAAAATCAAACGTATAAATGAATTAAAAAGTGTTGTGTTCAGGGCGGCGCAGGTGACTACTGACCATTAACTGAATCGGCGGGATTAGTCAACCGCTTAAAAACCTTCATAATATCGAGGGAGTATAGCACTTTTTTTATTTTAGGAACATATGTCTTTCAATCCAGATGAGAAATTGTAAATGCAAATCATAATCGCTTTAGATAATATGTCGTTTGATAAAGCTCTTGAGTCGATAGTTTCATTCGGACATTTTGTTGATGGATTTAAAATAAATCATACTCTGCTTGAACACACCTCTATGTTTGAGAATTATGAGGGAGAACTTTTCATAGATTTAAAACTTTGGGATACTCCTGCTACTGTATGCTCCATAGTAGAAAAGGTTCTTGAGAAGGGTGCGACTATGACTACTATCAGTACCTTCAATAACGATGAGGTATTTAAAGACCTTCATCAATATTCAGAAGATATAAAGTTGCTCGGTGTAACATATCTTACATCGTGGAATGGTCAAGAACAATATCAAATTGCTAGAGAAATGCCACATGATATGTGGAGAAGACATACTGAACGAATACGAAAATATGGATTCGCTGGTATCATTTGTAGTGCTCAAGACATTTCAGATATTTCACAAGATTCAAGATGTGATGGCATGTTACGAATATGCCCAGGCATCACTTTCCAATCTTCCAATAGTGGCCAAAAAAGAACAACCAATCCAAGACAAGCAAAAGATCTTGGTGCAGATTGTATAATCATTGGTAGAAGTGTAACTCTGTCGAAAGATCCAGTAAAAACAATTGAGGAAATACAGAAAACTTTAGATCATGATGATCCTAAATAGTTATTCCTTTAAAGAAAGAGGGTGGCTGCAGCGGAAGGCATCGAACCTTCAAACATCCCTTCTACAAGATGCAACACATTAACGGTGTGTCGTGTTTACCAGTTTCACCACGCTGCAATCATTCTCTTTCTTTTTCAATTCTCTCGCTTGTCTTTGTAATTCAACTATTAAATCATGAATTCCATGACCATTTTTATAAATTGGAATAATTTTATCACTAACAATCATTCCATTAGACCAGCACGCTTCATTGCACTAATTATTCTAGTAATGCCGATTCCTCCACCAAATCGTGGAAAGAAATTATAACTCAGAAATTTATCGAGTTCTGCTTCTACTCTTTCTTTTCCAAAAAGATTAAATAGTAAATCTGCATAACCGCCATCAGAGATAGTATAGAATTGATTTCTCATTTCATCAACATCAGTACCACGTTCTGCACTACCAATGGTTTCCATGCCACCCATGATAACATCACATTTATTAGCAAGTTTGTTTTCCTTTTTTACATCCAGTTTATCAAGTTTCATATTCCAAAAAGGACTTGTGGACTCAGGAAAATGTGTTAGAAAAAATACATCTCCATATTCTTTATACATTTCTTCTTCATGACTAGCATCTAATTCTGTACCAGTATATTTTGCTAGAACACTTTGATACATTCCGCCTGGAAAATCTTCTGTATACGGAGCTCTTCCGTGGTCACATTCAAATCCAAGATATTTACAAAGATCATTTTCCATTTGTAATAAATCTTCAAAGTTGCCTGGTGATTCAAATTCAAACATAGGGAAGATTAATTCGTGTCTTCCTTCAGTTGGATTTTGTTCTTGTCTGTAACTTGTGCTTAGACAGAAACAGCCAGGAAGTTCTGGATTGTTGAGTAATTCATACTCTAACCACATCTGTCCTGTTTGGGGCAATGGCCAAGTTTGTCCACTATATTGATAAGTTGCAACTGTCGTAGGGTCTTCACACGCTGCAAGAATAGATAACCTATTCTGTGTATGAACATCTAAAAAATTTTTGTCTAAAAAGAATTGTCTGAGGAGGGTAGTAACGTGAGTGAAATCATGAGGATTGATTAATATAGTCAATGTTCCCTTTCTATCGAATAGTGCGATTTCTTTTTTATTTATAATAAAATAAAATTCATTTCCTATATATTGTTATGGAAAAAAAAGATAGAAAACTCTACGATTCGTGGAAATATAAATCAAGGAACTTCATGGAATTCAACAATCCTGTTTTTCAGACCTTATTTGGTCTTGTTATATTTTACATTGGCTTAAAGATGTTCTCAGGTGGAATGAAATCACTGAGTCATTTAGAACAACTTGAATGGTTTTTAGGAAATCCTTACTGGATGTTTTTAGGAGCAATCGTGTGTACTCTCCTTTGGCAATCTTCATCACTTACTACAACTGCGGTAATAGGACTTGTTGCATCTGGAGCCCTTCCATTACCATCTGCGATTGCGGCAATACTTGGAGCAAATGTGGGAACAACTGGAACGATATGGATTGCAGGAATATTGGTAAGTGATGGTATGCCTACAGGAATCACGAAACAAGTGGCACTTGTGCATACAGGAGTGAATACAGTTATGGCAATTGCGTTGTTACCATTCGTACAACCCATTTCAAAATTTATATCTAGATTTTGACTTGACATTGGTTGCATAAATTGTTATAATGATAGGAGAAAGTGAAAGAATAATCTATCACACACCTATAATATGAATAGAGAAATAATATGATTTCGATTAAAGTAAAACGTAATGAAAATATGAGTCGAGTATTGAGTAAATTTAAGGCCGCAGTCATGGCAGAAGGTACTATGAAAACACTCAAAAACAAATCTCATTTTATTAAACCTTGTATCCGAAAAAGATTAAAAAGTGAAGAGGCTGCAAGACAAAAGAAGAAGGATGAAATGAAACTCATTCGTCAGGCACAAAATGAACAAAACGAATGGTATAGATGACAACAACGTTGTTGATCTAGATGCATTCCGTAAAGAAAAATATACTCTTTATATTCGTGTAGGCGGTTATTACGCAAATCTAGAAATGGGTGTGTATCTCCATGTTGTCGGTATAACTGAACCGATGCACACAAAAGATGCAGAACAACACTTCATAGTCGAAGATCATTTCGGAAATATTGTTACTTTTCGTATAGATGATCCCCCACCAGACTTTGTTGTGTCTAATATGGAAGAGTTTGCTTCCGCCTCGATGGGAATTCCAGATTCGGATGACCCTCAAGTATCTTAGTTTTATAAATAATTAATGAGGGTTATTGGGGGAATTTTCTGATAAAAGATTCTCTGAATTTTTTTCGTGCTTCCTTCTCCCCTCAGTATATTGTCATACCTACCTTAAAAAAACAAAAGTTTGTAATAAGAATGTTAAATTTCAAAGAATTTACTTCAAGATTAGATAATCTATTTGAGGCCGATGAATCATTTGATGGTATTATTACCAGAAAATTATCTAAAGATGAAATAAAAGTATCGAAAAAATATACATTACCTACAAAAAGTGGTAAGTTTGAAGTTGCAAGAAAAGATCAAGCTTCTTTTTTAAAACTGTTTTCTGAAATTCCAAATAAAGGAGCAGGCAATGGAGAAGTTGGGCTCTATTGGTTGTTTAATTATCAAAGAGGAACCAATAATGGAAGATGTAAAGAGAATAGAGGTAGAGATAATCCAGATCTAATAATTGATAATATAAACGTTGAAGTGAAATCTTATCCAAGACATACAGGGAAAATAGGGTTAGGAAAGACAAAACAAGATTACGTTAATAGAGAAATTCTTTCATCTCTGTTTGGGTTTAACAATATGTTTATAGCATTTGGAACAGGTTCGGCAAAAAATAAATCTTTTTTTTCTGAAATAGGATACAATATAAATGATGTCAGAGATAGTATAGAAAAATTTAATGAAGTGCGTGAATTGTTAGAAAAAAATCCAGATTTAACTAAAAATTTCAAATTATTTAAAGAAATTCAAAAATCTATGAAGGGGTTAGAAACTGCAATAGGGAAAATTTCTGCAAAAAAACTTGATCTTAAAAAAGTAGAAGAAACCGCGGCCGAGATTGCTGCAAATGTAGTCATATCTAAAACTGAAAGAAAACCAGGCGATGGCGGATATGTTGTAAATTTTCTTAGAAGCAAACCATTAGATATAATGTTTCACAAAATTGCATTTGAAAATTTTACAAGAGATTTTAAAGATTTACAAAAATATTTTGGAGTGTCATCGGGAGAATTAGCAATTGATTACAGGTTATTTGAGAAATAATAATGCTACGATTTAAACAATATATTGCAGAAGCAAAAGAAGGAAAGAACCTTCATCTAGAACATCTAGAAGATGAAGTTCTGAACAACGGCATCAATGGAACCAGAGGTGCGATCAGTTTCTTGCAATCTTTACGAGATATGTTAGCAGGAAATGCTAGTTCAGGTGTCAATATAACTGTCAAGTGGGATGGGGCTCCAGCAGTCTTTGCAGGAACCAATCCAGAGAATGGAAAGTTCTTTGTAGGAACCAAAGGAATTTTCAAAATGGGAGGAGCCAAGAAAGTAAATTATACACACGATGATATTGATAGAAATCATTCTGGTGGTCTTGCTGACAAACTCCATGTTTCATTGGATGAACTTTCAAAAGTGGGCATCAAGGGGGTTTTACAAGGTGAT